GGAGCATCCATTGAACGCCCTACGCCAATTGTAGGGTCGGCAGGAATTGACACTAGCGATAGCTCGTGCGCGCTCCATCGCGTCACGATGAAGTCTTCGCCGCGCTGCTCCATGTCATTGATCGCATAGCCGAAGCTCACATTGCGCAGCACGCCATCACGAACATCGTTCATCACCTCCTGCGCAAATGGATTGCGGCTCATGCGCACGCGTGCGTAGCCGCGCTTCTGGTCTTCATCCACCCATGCGCGTTCAACCACGCCGATCAGCTTGTCCGGGTCATGGTTGAACAGCAGCGGCGCGCCATCGTTCAACCGCGCAAGGTCTACGGCCTCGCGGGTATGAGCCAGGATCTCATTGCCGAAGTAGCGCGCGACCGGGTACTCGCTGGAGAACGGGAACTCAAGCGTGCGGTCGTCTTCTGCGATCTGCGCTAAACGGCTGAAGGCCACCGGCGCTGAGCGTTGCATCCGCTCGCCGGTCGCTACCTCGAGCAAGATCTCCTGCATGTCATTGTCGCTTAGCCACTGCCGGGCCTCGTCGGCGCTGAATCGTGCCGCATCAAAGCGAATGGCTTGCAGTTCAGTGTTGCCATCCTTGATCCCATAGATGAAGTCAACGCCAGGGCCGCCTTCATCATTCACGCGTCGGATCTCATCGTATTGATCAGGATCGGTCAATCGCGCCGCGTGCTCATTGGGATACGGTCGTTCCATTGTGCGATCTTGCAGTGCCTTAATCCTATCGGCCTTTGATGTAGACCAACTCTGGCCAGCATCGCCGCCCCATGCCGCCCATGCCACACGGCCCGGTGATGGATAGCCATCTTCACCTTGGCTGAAGCCCTGCCCTTGCTTGTCGACTTCATGCCGCGCAAACCATGCCGCCATGGTGATCACGGTGTCGGGGCTTAGCTCGTCGCCGCTCAGAATTTGCGATGCTCTGGTCGCCGCCACATCAGTGCCGCCCTGCTCACCATCAGCTTTCCATGCGCGGTAGCGCTCGGCCTCCTCGCGCATTCCAGCGGTTGGCATCAGGTTGATCTCGGTGCCGTTGATGTTGGCCATTAGATGCCCTGCTCCGGCGCTGCGTTCGCTTCTGGTGCGTATGGGTCTTGCGGAATGATTGAGCCCGGTGGCCGCGCTTGCGTAAGGCCAGCACCGCTCACCTTGCCAGGATCAATGTCAAGCACAAGGCCGTGCTTCTCCGCCAGCAAGCGCTCGGATTCAAGCTGCACGAAGATTTCCTCAAGATCCCCGCCCTGCTCTGCGACCACCTCGCCCAGCGTCTTGAAGCCGCACCGCACCGCTTCCTTGTATGCGGCCACCTCCTTGGCGGGATCAACCCATGCCCAGCCGCGCGGCATCCAACGCGCAGCCTTGAAGCGCTCGGGCGCCAGCTCGTAGCCGGGCAGCGATAGCGCATTGCTCAGCACCGCCAGCTCAATCCACTCGTGGAACACGCGGCGGTGGAAGTTTTCAATCATCCACGATTGCAGAATCCGCCAGTGGTCGCGGTCTTCAATCAGGCTCAACCGGCTGCTGCTGTAGTTGGTCTGACTGAAGTCACGCGAGATCGTCTCGTAGCTGCATCCGATGCCTGCAGCCATGGCGCGCAGCATTGCCCGCAGGAACGGCTCAAACTGACCATCGGGACTGTCCAAGCTCGGCACCGTAACCGATTCGCCTGGATTCAGGTATTTGAAGACCCCGGGCTCGAAGTTTGAAACGCGCTCGCCGTCCATGACGTCATCGCCGATCAGCTCGCCCTCGGGGCTGGTGATGAAGCCCATCAGTGCGCTGCTGGCCCGTGCTCGCACCACCTCGGCCTGCTCGTAGCCCGCCAGGTGGTGCAGTCGCTGGATTGCGCTGGCAAACCATGTGACGCCTCTCGTCTGGCCGGGGCGCTCGGCGCGGTAAAGGTGAATGATCTCCTCAGCCGGGATGCGCTTGTGGCGCTGCGTGCTGATCTGTTGATTGCTGAACTGATAATCGCCGGGGTGATACGCCAGGAAGTGATACGCGATCGGCCTGCCCCAGCCGTCAACCTCCACGCCCATGCGGATCTCGTTGCCCTGCTGGCTGCGGCCATTGAGGCCATCATCCAGCTGATCCGCCTCGATCACCTCCATCGCCAGCGGCACAGTGCTGCCACCAAAGCTCTGCCGCACAAGTCGGACAAACACCTCGCCGCTCTCGGCGCAGGCGCGGATCACTAGCCTTTCAATGTCGGCAAAGCTCAGCTTGCCGCCGGTGTGGCAATGCCGTGCAGTTGTCCACTGGCGCCATGCCGCCTCAATCGCGTCGTTGACCTGCGTATCAAGCCTGCCGCCGCGCTGCATCCGCACCTGCGACTGGAACGGGATGCCTTGCCCGATCACGTTGCCTTCAATCGCGCGCAATGCCTGCCGCGCATAGTCATTATCCCTGCACAGCTGCCGCGCGCGATCGCGCAGCTTCTGCGCACTGCCGTAGATCTCACTGTCGGCGCTGGTGTTGCCTGTCACCCAATCGGCGGTCAGCCTGCTGAACTGCGCGCCTTGGTACATCCGCCGCCGCGGTGCTGATGGCGATGTCTGTTGCCTGCGCTTCTTGGCCATCAGCTGAACCTCACGAATAGGTTGTGGGGATTGCCCAGGCCATTGGCCGCCAGATCGGCAGCCTGCTCACGCTTCACATCAGATTTCAGCTTGGCCTCCAGCTGCAGCAGTTCCGTCAGCGGCAGCTTTTTAAGCCGCCTGGTCCCAATGGCATATTCAGCAACAGCGCCGCCGGCTACCATCGCGCGGATTGCAGCCTGAACCGCATCCAGATCCTTCTGTGCTTGGCTGCGGCCATCAAACGCGCCTGGCGCGCCGGCATACTGCAGCGCCGCCAGCACATCAAGCTGGCCAGCGCCGAGTGTCAGCTTCTCGCTGCCGGCAGTTGCAATCGCCTGCCAGTACCACTGTCCTGCGTCGAAGCCAGCGCTCGTGGCCGCGGCAATGGTCAGCTCCCACCCTTGGCCATAAGCGGTGCCGGTGATCGTTGCGCCTTCGCTTGCAGTATTGGTGCGCAGGTAATAGGTCAGCGTCCAGGTGCCGCTAGTGACGGCATTGCCGAACGCATCCACGCTGGCATCATCCCGCCATTTCACCGTGTCGCCGGCTCGGATTGTCGCAGGGATGTTCACTGCTACCAGTTGCTAAGGAAGGCTGACCCAGCCTTGGCTGATCTTAGCGATGACTTAGCGCGTGCTTCCGCTGGCTTGTCAAGTTGGTCCCATATAGTTTTGCGGTCGTACTTCGTATACAGGTGACACAGCGCCGCATAGGCATAGACCAAGCAATCCAGCGCCTCATTCCGCGCTGATGGCTTCTTGACCCATTCGCGCACCGGGAACCCTGAGCGGTTGTGCCGCAGCACCTGCTTCTCGGCGGTCAGCTGCTCGAAGTAATCCACCGTTGCATCCATGTGGAAGTGCAGGTAGCCAGGCCCAGGCTCGCTATGCCTGATCCGACCAAACAGTGTGGTCTTGATCGTGTCGCTGCCGACCGGATGCACCACCGCGCCGCGCTTCATGGTTTGGCCTTTGGCGTTGAGATCCACCCGGCTGCCCTTGCCGATTGGCGGCTTACCACGCTGGCTGGCGCCTTTGATCGCAATCACGCCCTGCCTGCCGCGCTCGCGTGCGTACTGGTACACCTCAGCCGTAAAATGGCCGCCGCTGTCGATCGCCACCACATGCGGCCGGATGCCATGGCCCTGCGCGTGCGGCCATTCGCGTAGTACCAGCTGATCCAACTGCTTCCATAGGTCTGCGCGGCTCGGGTCGCCATGGATCTCCTGGTGGTCCAGCAGCCAGCCTTCCTCATCGCGCCCCCATGCCCAGACACTGATCGCCAGGCGGTTGTCCTGCACGTCAACGCCAACCGTGACAGCCGACGCGCCATCTGGCACAGTGCCGGGCTTGTAATGCTCGCAGCGCTCCATCAATCCAGTGGCGCTCACCTTGCTGGCGTAGTCCTCTGCGAACGTCTCAGCCAGCCGCGTATTGACGAAGCTCTTAAGCATCGGCGCATCAGCCTTGCTGCGCATGAACTCGTCAACCATGTCGCCCCAGCTCAGCCAGCCAAGCGGGCTGTAAAGGCCCGAGAGCTGGAACCCGGCAGTCTTTCCGCCATCGCCAGGTGCAGTGGCGCGCCATTCGCCTCCACGCAGCATGGCCGGCTTATGCAGCTCTCCGAATCGTTCCTTGCACGCCTCGCATTCGTACGCCGCGCTGCTCGGATCATCTTTCTCCCACTTGAGCTGCGACCACTTCAGCCATTGCATCGCGTCGCAACTTGGGCATGGCACAAAGTAACGGCGCTGATCACTGCGTTCATACTCCGCCTCGATACGGCTGAAGTCCTTGATGGTCGGCGTACTGGTCAGCAGGATCTTCCGCCGCGCGAACGTCGTCGCCCGTTTCTCGGCCA